CTATGTATATAGAAAAAGATAAAACAGGTAAGGTCGCAATCCACGACCTTACCCCTTTTGAAGCATACGTTATTTCGATGGTAGCCCAAACGCATTCAAACGTTCAGTCTTTGTACAGTAAGGACGAACGTTCTTTCTTGCAGCTATTATCCCATTCTATTGATTACGAAATTTTTACACGCTCATGATTACTACGAAAGACATCTATGATAAAACCAGCAATGGTTTAGACATCATACTCTATTTTTACCCTCAAGCACGGGAGGTTGTAGACAAAAAAAATACACCATTCAAAATTCGTGACAGTGACGATACGCCATCCGCCTTTGTCAAGGAAATCAAAGGTATCTGGAGAGTAACAGACTTCGGCCAAAACGATACAGCCCTATCTCCTATTGATATTTGTATGGCTGAAATGGGACTGAAGTTTAATGAGGCAATTTACTGGCTAGCCAAAGAATTTGACATATCGGGTGATGTTGTCACCGTCGAAAAGAACAGGGCAAAATTTGATCGTAGGCCAGCCAAAGAAGGCGAAACTGAAGGACTGTTTCTTTTCAAAGCAAAAGAGTTTACCGAAGCAGAACTAAAGCTATTAGGCCCGCGCGTTACTGTCGAACACTGCGAATTACTCGGCTGGATCAGCTTGGAATATTACCAGAAAACCAACAAAGCAAAAGATGGTTCCGGGTTGATCACAACGACAATCAGCAGTACAGATACATACCCTATATTCATGAGAAAATGTATCTGTAATACTGATAACGGTTTTTTCTACAAAATTTACCAACCCCTTAATCCGGATAAAGCCTATCGTTTTTTCTATCAATTTGAGAAACCACAAAAATATATCAACGGCCTTGAAGAGCTCAAGGTCATGCATAAACAGTACAATGATCAGGAGGAAAAAACCTGGAAAGAATCTAATCCGGAAGGTGAATACAAAGAAAAGAAATTGCCGGAGGCTTTCATCTGCTCCGGCGAACGTGATGCTTTATGCATAAAGGCGCACAACTTTATTCCATTATGGTTCAATTCTGAAACATACAATCTGACCGAGCCGGAATATAAACTAATCATGAAATATGTCGAAAAACTATATAACATCCCCGATATTGATGATACCGGCATAAAGAGAGGTAAGATACTGGCTACAAGATATATCGAAATATTTACTATCTGGCTACCAAAGAAGCTAAAAGAATACCGGGATAATAGACGGAAACCTCGGAAAGACTACCGGGATTACTGCGAAATCTGGCCTGAAAAGCAGGATCTGAAAAACTTAATGGAAGTAGCAAAACCTGTCAAATTTTGGGAATATAAACCAAGCAAAGGCAAAATGAACCTGGAAATAAATTCGGACTACGTTTCCCATTTTCTCAGCTGTCATGGGTTTGCGACCCTGTCAGACAAGAATAGTAAATCCGGAAAGATGTTTGTCCATATTAACGGTAACATTGTTCGTCAGGTTGAAGTCAAGGATATTCGAGCGTACTTCAGAAAGTTCGCTGTTGAACGTTATCTGAACGTTGATATCCGTAACCTGATCAACAATTCAACAAGGTTAAATGGAGATAGCCTAAACGACCTGGACGAAATACAACTGGACTTTACCGATTTTACTCCAACAAGTCAGTATTTCTTTTTCCCGAACAATACATTTGAAGTGTTCGGGGATCGTATCATCGAAATCGGAAAAACAAATAAGCATTATGTCTGGGAGAACGAAGTTATTCCGCATCGGGTAACGCTTCAGGATCCTGCCTTCAATATTACACAGACAGACGGTGATTGGGACATCGAGATTAGAAATCTGAAAAGCAATTATTTCAAATTCCTGATCAATGCAAGTCGTATCCATTGGCGTAAAGAACTGGAAGATCCTTTCCGGGCTGATATGTATAGCGAAGAGGCCCTCAGATACCGCCGGGAGAATCACTTCAATATAGCTGGGCCCAATTTAAGCGATGATCAGATTTATGAACAAAAAATGCACCTAATAAATAAGATCTTCACGATTGGTTATCTTTTGCACCGACAGAAGTCAGAGCACCGGGCCTGGTGCGTCTTCGCTATGGATAATAAAGTCAGTAATTCGGATGAGAGTAACGGAGGATCTGGCAAATCCGCATGCTTGAAGACACTTCGCTATTTCATGAATACTGAAACTTTATCCGGACGAAATCCAAAGCTGACGGAAAATGCACACATTTACGAAAACGTATCGGAATATACAGACTTGATCCTGATCGACGACGCCGATAAGTATCTACCATTTGGTTTCTTTTTTGACAGCGTAACTGGGGAAATTATTGTCAACCCTAAATTTGCCCGAAGTTATACTATACCGTTTGAACGTGCCGCAAAATTTGCGATCACCAGCAACTTCACTCCGGATCGAACGGACGGCAGTACAGAGCGGCGCTTGTTATATATGGTATTCTCAGATTATTATCATCAAAAAACTAACTACAACGATTACTATGAAACCAGGACAATACACAATGATTTCAAAAAGGATCTCTTCCGGGATCAATATACTGAAGAAGAATGGAACGCTGATATTAACTTTTGTATGCAGTGTTGTCAATTCTATCTTTCTACAATTGACAAAGGAGTAAAGATTAATCCCCCAATGCAGAACGTCACGGCCAGAACTCTACGATCTGCAATGACTGATATCTTTTACGACTGGGCACAGGTTTATTTCGGTCCTGGTTCTGAGAATTGCGATTGCATGAAACCCAAATCTGAGGCTCTGAAGGCTTTCTCTGACGATACTAAGCAAAATAGATGGACGATGCATAAGTTTTCAAAAGCCCTGAAGGCTTATTCTAAACTGGCTGACCACATAATCTCATATAATCCGGTTGAGTTTTGTAATAATGAGGGACGCATCATCCGGAAGATCGATAAGAAAACAACGGAAATGATTTTTATACAAACAAAAGAAACAATCGACTATGCCTCAATTGAACGTATCGAACAATCAGGAGAAATGCCTTTCTAAGTATCGGTTGAATCGGATTGAAGATTTAAAAGAGTTAAGGGAACGTGTAGGTGATAAACTTTATCTCCAGGTATGGGAGAAAGTTAAAACCAACCTCAATGGAATGGTTCCCCGTCAGGTATTCAATTACCAGAAATATATTCCAGAAAATGAACTTGAGATATTTATCAAACAAGCCTGCTTCTATATCACTCAACACTCTAGCTATGAGTTCCTGAATGATTACTCTGCCATCCGCCGGACAGAGTGACCGTTATACTCGAAAAGAACAGATACGACCACGATCGCCAATCCGGATCAAGATCCTGTTCTTTTCGCTGAGAGTATTCTTCGTTACATTCAAAAAGGACAGACACACCAGGTTCGCTATTCCTGCCATGTGCCTGTCCTTTTTGCTCAGTGGGTATTCTCCTGTAACACTCGAAATGAACAAAAACATCCACGATCGCCAATTAGGATCAGGATCCTGTTCTTTTCGCTGAGAGTATTCTCCGTTATATTCAAAAAGGACAGACACATCAGGTTCGCTATTCCTGTTATGTGCCTGTCCTTTTTGCTGAGAGTATTCTTAAACTCCCACCCTTCTAAATATCCTGATTTCCTCTCAATCCTTATAAAGAGGATTATACCGCCCCAATATAAGCATGTGTAAAGATAGTAATTTTCAGCGACACACCAACCATTTAGACCTTGTTTTTCAATTCGTTTTGCATTTTTTAGCATCTCTATTTTCTCCCCTTCCCCCTCTCCGTTTTCCTTCCTTCTTCCTTTTTATCCTTATTATACTCTAATTAAATGTAACTTTGTAACCATTAAGGGAAAAAAGGATATAAAAGATATTATATTAATAAGTTAGATTGGTTACAATTTTCGGTTACAATTGGTTACACTTTTAGAAACAAAAGTGTAACCTAAACTTTTACTTCATCGTCTTAATTTAATACGTTTATTTTCAGTACCTTTGCTGTACAAAATCATCAATAATGAATACAATCACTCTCAACGTTGAACCGTATCTGGCCGCCTGGTTGACGCGGCACTTTGGCAATCCTATCGAACTAGTGAAAGATAGTCCTGAAGCAAAGCTATTAAAGCGTCTTCTGGATAAACAACCTGACAACATTGTACCCGAAACAGGGAATGTATCTGTTAACCTTCAGTATTTCAAAGATAAAGATCCGCGCGTATATTCCTACTTATGCGAATCGGGGAAAGATGCCCTGATAGAAAGTTTTGAATCACTGTTCATTAATAACATGTGGACGGAAATCGGCAGTCTGGAAAATTTAAATTGCCGGTTGACGTCTGTCATACGCGGTTGGTGTGAAAAGCACGGGATCATTTGCCCTACCGATTATATCACGGATGTTGCTTTACTCAAGCAAGTGGAAGAACAAAATGCCAGAAACTTTGAAACTGTCCGGCAAAAGTATTACAGACTCAGGAAAAAATACCACCGCCGCGCAGGTGTTAAACTCTCTTAATTTATAAATTAATCTTTCGACTTCAACCCGTTTTTTACACAACTGCGAAATCCGGGACACAGTGGATAATACTGGACACAATGGACACAAACTATACAAAACTGATTTTGCCTGGGATAAAATCGATCAGCCTCGCCAAGTTGGAAGAAGCTGAAATCGATAAATTCTACAATGAAACGAATACATTTAATGTGACAGGTAATTTTGTACAACTTCCTATTGCCGGTCTATGCTCCTTTGACACTTCTTCCGAAGTGGTAAAGGGCCAGCTAATCTATACTTACACAGTTAAAGGATCCCTATTTGATCAAAATACAATAAATCTCTGGCAGTGGAATGCCATCCCGGTCTGTGCTAAAGTCACAGATATAAACCGATCCACCTATCTCCTGGGAAGTAAGGAAAAACCTTTTGCGACCTGTTCGATTGGATTGTCAATCGAAAATGAAGCATCCGGGAAGCGGTACCGGGGACTTACTCTTTCTTTCAAAAGCCCTGATCCCCTTTATTTTTGCCATTAACCCACCTTTTACAGTCTTTTTATGCCGCCCTGGTAAGTAGTAATGTTGCAGTATAATTTATTGCAACATTACTATTTATGCCCCAACTTGGAACAATTTGTATCACCAATCAGGCCCCCAACAAGGCTATTATTGATATCGAAGGGATCATCGGAATCCCGGAATGATGGCAATTTGACGATCCACAGGATAGAGTTGCGACCTTTGACAAGTTCAAAAAGAAATGCAACGAAATCCGTGACCTCAAGGCCACTGAAGTTACCGTGAATATTCGTTCGATCGGCGGCGATGTAAATCACGCGTTATTAATTCATGATTCTCTCTGTCAAATCGAGAACGTAACAACCGTTTGTTATGGCTATACGGCCAGTGCAGCGACATTGATCGCCCAGGCAGGTAAAACCCGGCAGATATCCAGCAATGCCCTGTATCTTATTCACCAATGTTCAACTGTGGCACGTGGGAATATCGCAGATCTTAAAGACACGATCGATTTAATGAAAAAAACCAATGATCAAATAGTCAATCTTTATTCAACCCGCACAGGGAAACCGGCAGATCATTTCCGCGAGATCCTTAACCGAAAAAATGGTAACGGCGAATGGCTCTCCCCTGAAGATACGGTAAACTTAGGTTTGGCCGATGAAATCGTTACCGTTTCCGGAGCTGTAAACATCGATCTGGATCTTTTCGCAGATATGGGGTACCCGGAAATCCCGGAGAATCTTTTTTCTGATTCACAAGAACCCGCAAACACAAACCAATCAAACAATAATTTTATGACAAAAATTAAAAACACTCTTTCAGCCCTTTGGGCCTTCTGCAATTTTCCTGCTGATCAGCAGGAACAGGAAATCACTGATGAACACCTGCTGCAAGTCAATAATGAACTTGCAGCACGCCAGGAAACAATCAAGAACCTAACTACTGAACGCGATCAGCTTAAAACTTCGATCTCAGCAAAGGATCAAAAAATTACCGAACTGGAGAATACTATCACAGAGCTGAAGAACAAACCTGGTGCCACGACTACTGAAACGACCAATGCCACAGACAGCGGCAACGCCGGATCAGATGATATGACATCGGTCATCAACAACGCCACAGAACTTTACAAATCCGTTAAAGACTTATAATCATGCCTACATTTACTGTAAGTGAAGCCTCGCTTCAAAAATCCGCTCTGCAATATCGTAAAGAATTATTGCTGCTGGCCATTCTGGGGCTGGAGAAGATCTTGCCTTATTTCACTCTGCGTACCGGTATCAGGTATAAGGAGGTTGTTGGAACTATGGATGGTCCGTTTGAACTTCGCCCGTACACAGGTCAAAAGAATGCTACTTCTGACTTAGAAATCACCGGTAGAGAACTGGAAACCTTCCTGGGATCTTGTGTGAAAGAATTTGACCCAAACGATCTGGTACAAACAATTTACGGATCCGGAATCACTTCAGGCAAAGGTCTGGAAGGAGTGGACATTAATAAAAAGGTGAATGGCTTGATGATGAAACGTCTTTCTGAATCTATCGCCAAAAGCCTTTTCAAAGCTAAACGAAATCCTGCCGGTACAAAGACTGTTGATTTGTTTAATGGTATTGACACCATTACTGCCAATGAAATTGCAGCAAACAACATTTCTGTGGCAAAAAACAATTTGTATGAATTGACTGATGCCATTGATTCGACTAATGCCGTAGATGTGCTGAAAACTCTTTACCGTGCAGCCTCCGAAGAGTTGAAAGAAGAATCCGTGAACTTGTATGTTCCACGCGCCGTATATGATGCCTATTGTGACGACTACAAACAGACGACAGGCAATATTGCGTACAACAAACAGTTCAATCAGACATTCGTCGAAGGTTCTAATGATCAGTGTACGATCGTCCCGCTTTCTGCAAAGAAAGATTCTCCCTTCTTACATCTTACTCCCAAAAGTAATATGTTGATCGGCTGTTATCAGATGGGTGACTTTGAAAAAATCGAAGTCCGCAGAGGTGACAACCCGTTCTTATTGCAGTTTGTCACTACCATGTTTTTGGGTACAAATATGGAAAGCATCCATTCTACCCGTTTGTTGGTGGCCAAACAATATGTTGTACCCTCTAACTAACTCTTAACCATGGCAAATGTGATTGTATGCAAAGCCCCTACTACACCAGGATCATTGAACTGGTGTAGCGGGCAATTAGTTTCACCGGGTATTCGATACATGATCTATTTTATCCCTAAAAGAGATATTGTAAAATGGCCGACGTTACCTCTTACAGATTCAGCAGATCCCACGAAACTCGCAGTATATGCCGGCAGCTTTGAACTGGCCGTCAGTAAAAAATGGCAATCTATCCGTGTCGATCAGAAAAAATCCGAACCGGTGTCAGATCCCCAGGGGGACCCCCCATTTTCAACTTACTTGGATAAAGCAACGTTCGTTCATCCGGGAACAGCTGAAGAAGCTGCTGCATTCGCTCGACAGGCAGCAAATGATGACTATGTTTACCTGTTTGCTCAAATCGACGGCAAATACCGCGTAATCGGCAACGAAGCGTACGAAACAGCAACCAAAGTCTCTACCAAGCTCGGCCAAGTAGGAGGGACGGAAAAAGGGACAACAATCGAGGCCTCTTGCACCTCAGAATGCCCGTTACCATTCTACACCGGTGAAATCATAACCGAAGAAGGTAGTATTAACCCAAACCCTGACACTCCTGCAGGAAACTAATCAGATTCTTTCGTTCATATCTATTTAATGTTAATACCGAAGAAAGGGCCGTTGCGAAACGTCCCTTTTTTTCATGTCTTTTCGGTAATTACCACCTTGTTATATATTCGCATTGCTTAATCTCAATTAATTATTTAATTATCACCCACATGGAAAATAAAGAAGAAATTGTTCAGCAACTGAAGGAACTCAAGCAGATCACCGTAACTCCTGAAAAAGAAATTAACCTGGAGAAAGCCGCACTCCTGTTATTACGATTTAACAAAAACCGAATCTTATATGACAACATTACCAAAAGGAAGCTGTTTGCAAAACTCAAATATGAAGCCGGAAAAACATTTGAGCTTTATTGTGCCCGTTTTGGTGTCAATCCCGACAACTTCAAAGATGATCCCACAGCCGAAATGGCAGAACAGGAAAAACGATTCCAGAGTATTCCCCTGATAGAAGAATTGGAAAAGACACGGGGGATCCGCTCTGATCACGATGCACTCCCCGAAAATATTCGCCAGCTATTCACACAGAACTCTGAACTTTTTCTCCGGATGCGAAAATTGCATGAAGCTCTCAAGACAATGGACGGAGCCAAACCGTGTGATCGTTTTCCTTATATCAAGGAATTTCTGGAGTTGGATGATACCGTCGTAAAAAATTGGGAAATGTACGATGCCTACAAACTGGAAACTGATACGAATGCCGATGGTGACAAAAATGTGACTGTTGACAAAATGATGATAAAAACCACTCAAAACATTGATGTAAAACGTATTTCTGCAAATAGAAAATACATCTCTGACAACAAAGAGAAACTGGCTAAACTATCAGCTGAAAATTCTCCAAAGGCGGAAGCTCTCCGGGTAAAAATGCAGGAACGGGTAACAGAACTCCTTACGGCCAATGCCGGAATGTCTGACGAACAACTAACAGATCTGGCAAAATTAGGAATCAATGTATAACGAAGCCACCAAAAGAATCAAGCCTGTACGGAAATGTCCTTTACAGGCTTTCGTTACTGATAAATTTCAGCTCTTCGATACGATCGAAGCTGTCCTGAAGGAAGTCGGACCATGCCAGATGATCATTACTCTTTTTCCATATCCGAAGAGTTCATCCGGAAAATCTACCGTTTCAAAGAAGCAGGCAGGATCCAGGGCGTGACAGTTATCATCGACCATAAAGCCTCTGCAAAAGTATCGAAGTTACTGAACTTCGCCGGTAATGTATTTGATACCGTACTTCTGGGTAGTAATCATTCCAAAGTTGTTCTACTTTGGAATGATCATTCTCAGATTGCCATTATTACCTCACAAAACCTAACACGCGGTAACAGGCAGGAATCAACCGTCATAACCACAGATCTGCAGGTTTACCTGGATCTTGCTCAAGACGTGGCAGCCATTACCGATAATGCTGTACAAATATGCAATACACCAATGAACAACTTTCCACAATAGAAGATCTGGCCTCAAACTTAATGCCGATCGAGTACATTGCGATCCTTGCCAGTATAGATGAAGATCAGTTCAGGCAAGCAATAGAAAACAAAAGTAGTCCCGCAAGTAGAGCCTATCGCCTTGGTAAAGCAAAGACAATGCTGGAGATACAGCGACAGGAAATTACTCTGGCAAAACTTGCAAGCCCGGCAGCCGTTGAAAATGTGAGTCGTTATTTAACCGAAATGGAAACAAATGAATTAAGATGAACCAAAGCAACATAAAACTAGCAGAAGATCATTTGTATGACGATGTAGCTGTCATGAAACAATCTGGATTAACTCCTAACCAAGTAAACGTTGTTCTCCGGATTCGGGATGCTTATACCATGCTGCGAGATAATCCATCGAAAAAAGAACGTGAGATCGTTGATCACCTGGTTACGATTTACGGAATCGCAAAAAGTCAAGCCTATAACGATTTAAAAGTCGTCAAGATCCTGATTGGGAACTTTGAGCAGGCAAGCCGGGACTGGCACCTGTGGAAATTCAACCAACGAAATGAAGAAACACGAGAGCTGGCCCGTAAGTGGAAAAACGGTAACGCAATGGCCCGCTGCGACCATGATTATGCCAAATTCAATAAACTGGATCAGGAGGAAGTTACAGAAATTGACTGGGATTCTATCCGGGTTCAACCTTTTACTGTCACATCAGATCCCAGTGTTATCGGCATCAAAAATGTACCCAATATCTTGGATAAAATCAACAAGCTGGAGAAAGAATATGCAACAGATCTGGAGGCTACTGATACCGATTACGAGGATGTAACCTTTAATCCGGAAGATATATTCAAAACAGAGAAGGAGGTTGAAGATGATAAATGGAAATGATCAGACCCTTTCTACTGGTGGATCGTCCAAAAAAGTTTACTTCAATCCACCACAGCAAAAGGTTATGTTCACAGCGGCCAACAAAACTGTTTTCGTTGGTGGTAGGCGCCTAGGTAAAACGCACGGAATAGCCGCACCCTGGACGCTCCGCAATGTTCAACGTATGCCTAAGAGCGCGGGCGCCTTCGTAGGATCATCTTTTCAGCAACTCCTTACACGTACACTTCCCGGAACGCTTACCGCCCTGGAAAGCTTCGGATATAAACGAAATGTACACTTTTATGTTGGCCGTCGGCCACCAAAATCAGCAGGCTTTCCCGTACCCTATATTGATCCAGAATGCTACGATCATGTTATCTCTTTTTATACAGGCTCTATCGCCCACCTGATCAGTCAAGACCGTGAAGGCACTTCAAATTCATTTACACTCGACTGGCTTGGTATGGATGAAGCCAAGCTCTTAAATTTCGATAGGCTGAAGGAAGAAACATTCCCGGCCAATGGTGGTTACAAAGGTCATTTCGGACACATTCCCTGGCATCATTCGGAACTAATCATATCCGACATGCCAACCACAAAAAAAGGATCCTGGTTCCTAAATTACAAAGATCATTGTGATAACGAGCTGATCGCTGTCATTCAGGGCCTGGTATTTGAGATCTGGCGATTAGAGGATAAATGCCGGCAATTGATCGGAGCAGGTAAAAACGTCCCTTCCTATTTACCCGGACATATCAAAATGCTGAACAAAAAGCTAAATAGGTTCAGGGCAATCGCTACCTATTATGAGGAGTTTTCTTCTATTCAGAATCTACTGGTTCTGGGTGAAAACTATATCCGAAAAATGAAGCGGGATCTCCCGCCATTGGTATTTCAAACTTCGATCCTTTGTAAACGTATTGGCGTGCTTACAGACGGTTTTTATTCGGCTATGAGGGAGATTGTTCACTATTACAGTTCATTCGATTACAGCTACCTGGATGGCCTCGATTATAACTTCTCGGCTATCGCAGAAGCGCAATGCCGGCAAGATAAGGATCTCCTACCCAACGAACCTACCTGCATCGGAATGGACTACAATGCAAATATCAACTGGATCGTATCAGGGCAACCGGTTGGCCGCGACGCTCGCATCCAAAAAAGTTTCTTTGTCAAATACGACCGCAAGATCCGCGAGGTAGTACAAGAATATTGTGCCTATTACTATTACAAGCCGCTCAAGCATGTTGTATATTATTACGATACTACTGCCCTGGGAAGTAATTACGCTGTCAACGAAGAGGATTTTGCATCTATCGTGATCAGCGAATTTGAACGCCTGGGATGGACTGTCACGCCTGTAATGATAGGCAACCCCCTTCCCCATCACGAAAAACACATATTGATCAACCAGGGTTTTAAAGGCCAGTCCGGACTCATCCCCCGTATCAATAAAGACAACAATGAAGAGCTGATCCTAGCAATGGAAACAACCGGCGTGTATGTAGGTACCAGAGGTTTTCAAAAAGACAAACGCGGAGAGAAGCTCGCAGAGTCAGACGAAGATAAACTCGAATACAGAACAGACGGTACAGACGCATTCGATACATTGTATATCGGCATGAACAAATTCCCTTATGTCTATGGCCTGGGGAGTGGTATAGCTTCCTCTATCATCTAATTTACAAGGAATATACATTTATTTAGTAAGCACACCCCGCCAACTTTCTTGGCGGGGATGGCAGCTTACCGCCGCCCCGAAGGTTACAAAATGTTAAAATCATATAACAAATCGGGGGCGGGTGGTAATTACGAGGACGGAACAGGGTGTCCAGGGGGGTACTTCGTACGAAAGACAGAAGAAACTACGTTTCTTCCGTCACCATCTTCCTAACTGTCAAGGGTATAAGTATTTCAACTTTGGAAAAATCAAATATTTTCCAAGAAAAAACATTGCATACTTTTGGTAATCTCCTATTTATAAATCATTTGCTGCGATTATTTTTTTCGCAGAGAGCCTTTATTATTCAAAAAGTTCCATTACCTTTGGCATTGCCCAACAAAAACAATTTATATGAATTTTCATACGGTGTAACAGGTCATCAATCCTGTTTCGGTTAATTGTTCCGATGGGCGCACCGTATGAGAGTTCGCCAATCTAATACAATGGAATACAAAATAACTGAAAGAAAAAAAGAAATCAAGGTAAAAATATTTAATATCAAATTGATTTCTAAGGAAAGGAAAGGTACCGAAGCGTACATTCAATTAATAGAACGAGTCTTTAAGAACTGGCCAAGAATCGATGTCGGTAGCCATAGGGCAATTGAATTTATGCGTACAACTAAAGATAAGGATATCCTCTTATACTATGGACAAATTATCAAATATACTATTTTGGACGATGAAAATTGGTATAACAGAAAGACTAATCAACTCCAATCTTATGAGATTGATGATGATATGTATCCAAACTCAGTTGAGTGCAAATTTTTTTTCCTCCCTGAAATTCACCGTTTTTGTTATATTGATAAAAATGAATTCTCAGATAAACAAATGGAACATTTTCTACGTTCTTCCTTTCAAACAGCTATTAATGAATCTGAAGAACTGAAAATTGATATAGAAGTATCATTAGATGCTATTAACGAGATTCTTTCTGCAGATATCGTTTCAAGGCTTGAAATAGATGTCAGTTATACAAATAACGACCTTACAGAGGATTATGAAATGTTTGTTGATGATGATTTAAAAGACACTGGAGTTAGTAGCTTACATCTGGTTGCTAATAGTCGGAAAAAATCCACTCTCGATTTATTGAAAAGTAAACTCTTGAAAGGATACTTGATGCTCTCTAGAAAAAATGGTTCAGCAACAGCAACTATCAAAAATGGGAAGAAACCCCGAAAAAAAATTATAACAAAAGATCACCCAAATAGGTTATCTTTACAGGTAGATAAAGAATTCATGGAACATGATGTATATACACAAATGATACAAAGGTATAAATCGAAGAAAAATGAGTAATTTCGGTTGGGAAACTGTATTTAAACTGTATACTCGCAAAAAATTTTGGGAGTCCTCCAAGTGGCCATTGATTTGTACACTTGTAGTACTCCCTGTTTTTATTTTTTCCACTCAGACATCTCTTTTCTTTATTTCAGAGATAACCAATTTAATTATTACCATCATACCTAATGTACTCGGCTTTTTATTGGGTGGGTACGCTTTACTCATGGGTTTTTCCGGCAGTAACATTGTAGAAACTATGTCAAAATCAAAAGATAATAAGCCAACATTGTATCAGAAACAAAATACGGTTTTCGCTGTAGCACTGTTCGCTTTATTCATTGGGTTAGTTGCTGGACTAATTGTAGAACTCATTCTAAAGGCCCAAATAATAGTACCTTTGCCATATGCAGATTATTTACCAATAGAACAGTTCAACTATGGAATTTTATCTCTACTCTGTTATATTCTCTTTTATGCAGTATTTGCTATTAAAGATATGGTTATTAACGTATTTAACTTTGGGCAACTCATTCATTTAAAAATTAAAGGGAAGATATCATAAGACAATATTTTGCCATTCCAAAAACTTTCCTCATATTTGCAATGCTCTATTTCTCAACTGGCGGATCGTCCGCCGAACATTTTTGTATCGGCCTTTTTTGTGCCTGTACTATACGTATATATAATATTACGGTTTCGTACCCCCTTGATACGGCTTAATGGCCGTAACTGCCGGTTGAGGTGTAGAGCAAAGGGACAGGCGGAACCGTTTTTCGTTTCTACTGTCCACAAAAACAAACAATGTTAGTTATGCTCAAACTCAACGAAAACATTTGTTTGCTGGGGAATAATAGTACCCTACAATCAACGTTAGCTCACGAAACGAGTTTCTTTTCTTGGATAACCGTCCAAAAATTCTACCACGCTACGCCTGATAAAGTAACCCTTTGTAAAGATATCTACGAAGCAAAGATGTACACAGCCGCGTTGCTGGCTGTATTTACTATCGTGTTCCTGCCTCTGGTTCTTGCGGCTTACTGGATTTATTGTTCAGCTAAGAAAGGAGGTCTTTTATGAGTCAGAAAAAAACAGAAATTATTGGCGATTTTTTGTTCGTCAATGGTAAAGTATATGTCGACGCATTACAATACACCAAATTACAAGAAGAATATTCACGCCTCCTGGCTGAAAGTTTAAAACGAAACAACCATTGCAAAATGGTTGTAATGAAAGGAGGTATTGCATGAACAAAGAACTTACCACCATTATTTTTTCTCGATATCTTGGAGAATTTGAACCTGCGACTGATCAAGATGCAACATTTCGAAAAAGTAGTTTGGAGATTGCACAGGATCTGGAAGATATTATAACCCTAAGAGTAGATGATGTCTCAATCATGATGATTAGTAATAAATATTCACTTGCTTTTATTGATGATAAACCTGTATGGCTAATGAAAAAACGATCATCTCCAAATAAAGCAATCATAGAATAATAATAAGCCCTTTCCTAAAGTTACGGAAAGGGCTTTTGTCTTTTTACAAGACTTATTTGTATACGATATTCGCTCCAAAATAAATGACATGAAAAAAAGTACAATACTATTCCTCCTAATCTTTACCCTGGGTTGTATTAGCCTTGGTTTCGGTATTGGCCGTACTATTTATAAACAGATACCGATAGAGATTAAAGATACTATTTTTAGCTCCGATATTGTTTTTATACCGGAACCAGAACTCGTAGATATCTTCATCCCGGAACCGCCAGTCTTGATAGATACTTCAGCAATCATTCAAGACTATTTATCTGCTAAAGTCTACAACGATACTTTAGTTACTAACAACAGTATTATTGCTATACTCAAAGACACCGTTTATCAAAACTCTTTGGTCGGTCGGACGTTCACTTACACCCTCACGACACCCGTCATAGAATGTCCTCAGAGGCCGTTTTCCTTGTTTCTCTCGGCAGATACCAGGCTATCGACCTCATTGGTTATCACGAAAAACAGGTGGCTTATACAGGGCGGATATGACTTTAAAGAGAGACACCCCTTTTTAGGCGTCGGATTTAAAATTTACTAACTATGCGGATCCTGAAACAACCCGATTCATTCTGCTTTACCAGCTCCATAGGCGACATCATTATCAGTCCGGACAGTAATCAGCCAATCACTTTTATGATCCAAATGGGTAATATTATCGTCCTGCCGACAGAAAAATATTATAGGAATACGGACGGTGTCGTATATATAACCGGGATTGGTGACGTTCTATCCAACTGGCTTCGCAACGAAGGCCCTATCGCCTATTTGCTCAAGCAACAAATCAATGTGGCTGAATTTACCTTCATTTACAACAGTAGTCAGCAAACAAAACATACAGTGATGCGTTGCGATGTTGACTTCGACATGACAGCTGGAGCATTCTGTAACACGCACTTTCTGACACTGATGTTTTCAACGAAAAAAACAGCCCTTTCACGCCGGGAAACATTAGCATTTTACGCAAAAGAATCCCTATCGACGACAGCAACCGTTAATGCAACCTACCTGGCAGACGGTAAAATATCATCCAAATCTTTTGAACGTGCAGCAATTGGTAGCGGTACCGTCAAGTACCTGGATGTTTCTCCGAATATATTCAAAGATCAAGGAAAACAATTGTTGTACTATACTGTAACCCTTGGTGAGCGTTCAATGAAATACGAAATCGATTACACCCCTTTTTTGCAGGAAACTCACTTTGTTTACCGAAATTGTTTTGGCGTTGAAGATACTTTCACTTGCATAGGAGAAGCCGCCAGCGAAGGAAAATTCGAGCGTTATTACGCAACTTTCGGCGGCGGTTATAAGAACTTCAAACGAAAAAACCTCAGAGAATACACGGTAAATACCGGCTTACTCACTCAAGCTGCTGCCTACGCGATTGACGATATGTTCTCTAGCGAAGAAATATGGCTATATGACCAGCTAGGGGTAATCAAAGAGATTGTGATCCTGGATCAATCGGTCAAAAGATCCTCTCTTCCTGATGAAATACCACGGTACGAATTTTCATACCGGTTGACACAAAGTAATCAGCGATATAAAACGGCCACGTCCGGGCGAATATTTGATGCAACATTCGACAGATCATTTAATTAATATGGAACTGATACATTTAAAATTAGCACGCAAACTACTGAAACCAGGGGCAATTGTCACTCTTATGTTTTGGAATAAAAAGGGGGAAATCCAGCGATACGAGAAAGTAATCGTTACCTCTGTTCGCTATCATCCGGACGTGATCAATGTAATGAACCAGAGCAGCCGGGAAGTCCGGCAGATACGAACAAAATTAATATACATGATTAACGACTTAGAAGTATGTCTATGACACAAGAAAATATGTTCGTCATGTCCAGTGGATATGGCAAAATACTCGACGTTATTAATGTCGGGACACAGGTATTTGAAGAGAATACGGATATTACACCGATCAAACCCGGTGGGGATGATTGGAGGTATAGAGGTTATGTGCCCTGGGGAGATGATAACCTGCGGCCTCATGAAATTATGAAACTACTTCGCAAAGACGAAGTTTTAAGCCAGAACCAACTTTTCAATGTGCTCTGCTGCTATTCCGGAGGAATAAAGATCCTTGATGAAACTACAAACAAACCTATCCCGAAGACAGGCCCGGTATTCAATTTTTTTCGTCACAACAGGCCGGCCAGATACTTCATGGAACAGATCAACGATTTCAAACATTTCTTTTTCTGCGTATCAGTCCTTATTTTGAGCAACGACGGAAAAAAAATTGTACAGCTAAGACACAAGGAGGCTTGCTATTGCCGGTTTGAAACCTGCGACCCGAAAACCGGCAAAATTGAGCACATCTTTTTCGGTAATTGGGAAAAAAATATTTCTAAAGATGAAATCGAAGTTATTCCCCTACTGGATCCTGCAGACCCGATCGGAGATCTGGAGATCAGAACAGGCAGAGCTTCCGATGAAAAAGGTATAAAAAAAGATTCAGGATTACGCAAATTCGCAATCCTGACTACCTTCCCCTGCGTAGGGAATAAATATTACCCGTTTGTACCCTTCTGGGCCATATTCAATTCGGGTTGGTTCGACATTAAACAAATGATCCCGATTGGCAAAAAAGCAAAATTTCAAAATTCCCTGGCAGTTCGTTGGTTAGTTGAAATCAACCCCAAATATAGGGCAACGATCATGGACGAAGAAAAGATCACCGATCCTAAAAAGCAGATCGAAAGGTGGAATAAGGAAAAAGAGAATATCCGCGAGTTTATGATGGGGATTGAAAATGAAGGAAAAGTTTGGATAACCGGTTATTACGTCGATCCCAAAGGCGTTGAACAATCCTATGTAAAAATTACCTGCATTGACAAAACTAAACAGGGGGGTGACTGGATCGAAGATTCGGAAGAAGCCAGCAATATGCTTTGTTATGGTCAAGGGATCCATCCGTCACTCATTGGAGCAACACCCGGTAAAACGAAAGGATCTTTCTCCGGCTCCGACAAACGCGAATTATTTACCATGAAACAGTCAATGGAAATCCCGTTTCATGATCTTTTGCTCGATCAGTTTTTCATCATTCAGGAATTTAATAAAGCAACAGATCCTGAATGGGACAAAGTTATATTCGACATTCCGATCATCATGCTCACCACGCTTGACCAGGGTAAAGACGCAAAGGCAACATCAAGTAATGAACTAAAAGATGGAGACGATAACAATGGCGATACTGAGTAATTACGAGGAATTTATGAAATTTATACCGACAACGTTTGATTCAAATCAAGACGTTGGCCTGTATTCAGAATGGGTTGATATCGCAGAAGAAACAGCCTCACTTAGATTATTCGGAGAGGATCTTTACAATCACATATCTAATCTTCCAGATACTGACAATTTCCGGATCTTATGTAAACGGTACATCTGTCACCAAGCACTCTTTGAAGCTATTCCGAACCTTGACCTGATTCTAACCAACAACGGCTTTGCTGTCGTTGGTGGCAGTAATTCCAAATATATACCGGCCAGCAAAGACAGGGTTGCAGCATTACGTCTGCAGGAAGATGTTTGGCGGGAAAAATTCAAAGAAAATATTATTCGCAGGCTATCAATCAACAAGGAACTACAAGAACTCTGGAACAGGAATCCAACACTGCACAGTATCACTGATCATCTGTTTGTCGGTTATTCCGATTTCCGGACATTCGTACCGTCTGAAGACATGAAGGATCCAGAGATCTACCGGCAGGCCCACGCCCGGACTTTCAAATTTTTGCCGGAATATATTTTCTCATATATTAGTTCTGAATATTATGCAGAGCTTTTAAATAAGCAATATACTTCTGTTCCGGCAACACCAGATTATACGGTGCTACATGCAGTAAAATGTGCCCTTGGCACGCTGATCAGAAGTAACACACCATCTGAATCTGATATAAATGCAGCAATCAGGACAATGGAAGCCTCGGTAAATACGATGTGTTTACAGCTTGACCTATTCCCCACTTATGCCGGATCTGATGAATATGCGCTCAAAACGGCCGTGCAATATGAAAACAAGAAAGAACATGCAACTTATTTCGGTGGTATATGATAAGTAAGATTGAAATATCCGTACCGCACAGCTGGGCTGATTTATCGGAAAAACAATTCCTGGCTGTTTCAGAAATGCTTCTCTCTACCGGGAAAAGCGAAGAATATATTCAAATCTGGGCCCTGAAGTTTTTCTCCGGTCTAAAAATACTCAAGGCCGCCGGACCTGGTCTATTCTTATGTAAATTCAAAAAACGTAAAATCCTGCTTGAGAGCTACCAAATTAATTTTCATCGAAAAAAACTCTCCTGGATTACAGACGTGCCGAAAGGTATTAAACCTCTTCGCAAGCTGAAAGGATTCCGGCCGGTATTCGATACGTTGGAAGGATCCCCGTTAAAGTTATATCTGGCAGCCGAAAACTATTATCAAGCATATCTATATACTGAAGACAATTTTTACCTTCGTTGCCTGGCATCGGTCCTATACTCGGCAGGAACAAATTGGAATGACAGCAACACGGCCAAACAGCAGAATAAATTTAAACACTGTTCCCCGGCAAAATTATTTACAATATTCCTATGGTACAATTCGATCAAGCAGATCTTGTCTGACAAATTTCCGTTTCTATTTTCCCCTTCAGAAAATACCGGTAGCGAAACTCCGGATATGCGATCACACATAAACAATATGCTGCGTGTACTAACGTCATGCGACGTAACAAAGATGAATGCCGTCCTGGATAGTGAAACCTGGTATGCGTTATATGAGTTAAACGAAAAAGCACGGGAGGTTGAAGAATTTAATACAAAACAACGTAATGGAAAGATTTGATTGTTACCCTTATTTTGAAAATATACATGCCAGCTTAAAAGATCTTGAGTCATTCAAATTTTGCCGGGTATCGGACAAAAATACACTCGAAGAACTGATCAGCAACTCCAGGACGTCGAATGCTTTTTTTTGCGTTGATGATACAGAAGACGGACAAATCATGCCGGCTGCTGGTGGCTATGTGGAACGCAGGGTTTATTTTATCTGGATCCTGAAAAAATATCACAGTAAAGGCCCTGACGGAATGATCTCACAGAATGAAACAATGAATACCTGCAGGGAAATATATCGCGATATTGTTTCTCGTCTGATCACAGACAGGGATAAACTGCAATCCGGTTTAACCTATATGTCCGATCGTTTCCCTTTTTGGGAAATTCCCCTGATGCTTTTCCCGGAAACAGCCGGTCTCTATTTTTCTATTACTGTAAATACTCCGCTGAGTCTATGTGTTAACCCCAATAAATGGAAATGACGACACTCGGTTACAAAGCAAGCAACACAGACGCCCGGCAATATGCGGAAGGCTGGATGAACATGATGGTCACCATTTGGCAAGAAAAAATGCAGGAATATGAGGTTTACGATACCGGTACACTCATGAAGTCATTCCAGATGGAACTCTCCAAATGGGCAGATGATTCAGACAAAGGAAGTATCGTTCATAAATTCTTCCAGTATGGAGTTTATGTAGAACGAGGACACGGCCGAGAAATCTCCGTCGGCAACAATGGGGATATCGGCCAATCCCCCAAAAGAATGCCTAAACCCTGGCTGACAAAAAAATACTTATACAGTATTTTCCGTTTGGGAGATCACTTCGCAGCTAATTACGGACAGCAATTCTGCAGAATAATTAAAGACACACTCGAAGCACAAGTTGGTTAACTGTCTTTTTTAAAACCTCCATACATTAACATCTTTACGGCATGGATAAGATTCGATCAATAATAGATGAATTAAGGCGAAGGGCCGAAATAATCCGGGATGAAACACAAATTTCAGCTAATACTGCAGGACGTGTCGGTCAATTATTAATTGATATAATAGAGAGTGGTTCGAATCTTGAAATAATTGAATCAACTGATACCGAAACTGTACCTAGCGACAATAACCTTTATACAGCTCTCCGGGCGAAAAATGAGGACGAAAAACGTCTCCGGAAAGACATTGAAGATTTTGCCCTGGAATTGATCAACTTTTTGAAAGGTGCAAAGTTTGGGGAATTTATTCCTGGAATTTTGACTGGTAAAGGTGGCATGATTGATGCTTTCGGACATGGAGAACTAGAATCTCTGATTATACGTAGATTTCTGGAAGTACCTGAGATTCGCTTTAATCGGGCAGAAGTCTTTACAGGCATAAGTTGGAACGCTCCAGGTGGTGGAATTATTGAGTCCGTCGATGTCAAAAATCGGATTGCCAAATTAAAACTTGAAGACGGAGAGTTCGGGGCTGTTTCCGTCGGAGATATCTGTATGGGTATATTTCACTCACTTACTGCTTCAGAAAATGCGACAGAGGACAAAGACAATAGTAAGGGCGTATTCACTTTTGCGGGTTTCTTTACAGCCTATTTCACTGTCACAGAAATACTGGATAAGGAAAACAAAACTTTCAAATATCAGCTTCGTCCTTCTTCGGTTAGCTATCCTCATGAGTTCCATCCTGCCGAAGCGATGCACTTCGTTGCCTATGGAAACTTTGTCAACAAAGACCGTCAGACATCTAATTATTCAACCCGGACCTATACCCGTTATCTCTACCATGTAGACGGTTGGGAGTTCGAGAAACGCCAGATTGCGGCTCAGTTTGGTGATCTAACCAACCTGTCGGTACATGGGTACAACATGACCGGATATTCTGTTTTTCTGAATAATATCTACATGACTGGTGTGATCAATCAGATGTCGGCTGACGGAACGTCTGTTGAGAGAGTGCCCTTTTTTAAAGGGGCTTGGGTTAAAGGGAAATACGCTTACTACGATGAAGTAACTCATGCCGGATCATCCTGGTTATGCATCAATCCGGATGGAGCAACATCGGAACCGACTGATGGTAATCCTGATTGGTTTAAGCGCGTCTCAAAAGGGGAAGACGGAAAAGATGGAAGCAGTGCCGAGGCTGTAGGTGAATGGGACCCTAATCGTCGCTATGTAAAAAGTAACATAGTCAGAAGTGATGGAGCCTCTTATATCGCCAATAGGGACAATCTAGGGATTAAGCCTCGAAAGAATCCGGGAGGATATTTGACCACCGGAGGAAAATATTTAACCACCGGTGGCAAACGGTTATATACCGGTGATCCCAATCACCCCTGGCAATTACTCACTGAAGATGGTCTGCCAGGGAAACAGGGCGTTCCTGGTCCTAAAGGAGATAACGGAATACAATATTACACCTGGTTAAAATTTGCTGATGACGCTCAGGGGAATGGTATGTCTGAATTGCCTGACGGAAAGAAATATGTAGGTTTAGCCGTTAATCAATTGACACCAATTGAATCTGATGATCCCAGTTTATATACTTGGGCTTTGATTGTAGGTGAAGGAATACCGGGTAAACCAGGTAAAGACGGAAAGACTTTATATACTTGGATGCGATATGCCGATGATGCCCAAGGAAATGGTATGTCTAATAATCCTGATGGCAAGAAATACGTAGGTCTAGCCTACAATAAGGAGACTGCAACGGAGTCTGATAATCCTGCTGATTATAAATGGAGTAAGATAGAAGGTGATCCGGGTGAAGCCGGGTTAAACTATATAACAGAGCCTTATAGTCCATACAGGGAATACAACCAACGTGATCTCTTATCTTTTGCAGGTGGCAAGATATTTTGTAAAAAGAAAAATACAGGGCAGACCCCTGTGCCATTTTTGACCACAGGAGGTAAATATCTAAAGACCGGTAGTAGTTACTTATTATACAAGCCTCTCACTGTCGAAAATATTAATTCGGAATACTGGGATATCTTTATTCCTCCTATGGTTATTGAGCCTGTAGAGAAAGAATTTACAACTTATCATACAAGCGTAACCAAACCGGCGCGTCCGATCCTGACCGGTAATTCATGTGGCTGGAGCCAGACAATTATGGCTGGTGCCCGCTGGAAATCTACA